GTGGTTTAATAGATTTAGAACAAATCAATTTTATTTCACAAACAGGAACACCAACAAGCACAAATATAATAGCTGATTTTACAAATACATTAACACTTCAAGAAGGAGATGTATTGCGTATTAAATGTTCATTAAGTACGGTCGCTATTGGTGCGGGAGCAGAACCTTCCATTGATATTGATTTCTATGGAAATGCAAACGTTGACTACACAGGAACAGGTGTTGAACTTATAAGCGTATCAACGCAGTTATACGGAAACCAACCTGTTTATATGAGCTTCAACGCTCCAGACATGAAGCAAATAGACTTCATAACGTCAATTCAAAAGATGTTCAACCTTGCCTTCGTTCCTGACCGCACGCTTCCAAACACATTACGCATTGAACCACTTGTTGAATACATCGGAAGTGGGAACACGTTAGACTGGACGGAGAAACTCGACCTTTCAAAAGACATAACGTACTATCCAACGACCGACCTTCAAAAGTCTAAGTTTACTTTCACGTACACCGAAGATTCAGACTATTATAATTCAGTCTACAAAGACAACGGGCGCATCTTTGGAAGTTATGAAATAACGGAGAACGACTTCGAAGTGATTAACGAATTTTCGACAGGCGAAGAAAAGGTTGAGTTGGCTTTTGCTCCAACACCTTCACGCGCGGTTGAAAACACAGACGTTGTCGTGCCTCGCTTCATCAATGGCGAAGGACAATTCGTACAACCTAAACCGCGCATCCTTTACTACTTCGCTGACTTCTTCGTGAATATGTACGACGAGGTTTCAGATAGCGTAATTGTTACGGCGGTTAAGTGTTTGAACAATTATTCTACAATGAACGCAAGCGTCGGAGATTCAGACCTCAACTTTGCGCCTGAAGTACCGCTTCACACAATCATTGCGCCCCCATACAACAATCTTTACAACCGTTGGTGGCGTAACTACTACCGCGAACTTTACGACGGACAGGCGCGCATCTTAGAAGGAATGTTTGCACTAACACTAAACGACATATTCACGTTTCAATGGTCAGATAAAATATGGATTGTCGATTCGTGGTGGCGCGTTCTTGACGTTGAAGGTTACGTTGTTGGTGAACAAGACATGACTAAGGTAAAACTTATTCGCTTACTCGACATAGACAACGACTGCGACATTTTGCCTATCACAGCCAACCTTGACCAAACGATTAACTGGGAAACACCGAACGGTGATCCTGCGAGCGTGACCGAAGATTGTTGCAGACGTTTTGGCTACTATTGGAACTCAACAAAGAACAATTGTTTTTCAGTACCAAACATTGGTACACGTTCGTTCATAACAGCGCAAGCGCCAACGTTAGCACCAACAAGATTCGGTGCGCCTGTGAGTTTTGGTGGAAGCATCACACAGCCAGTTAGAACAATTACTACCGACTACGTTGTGACCAACTTCGATAGAATGATTTTCGCAGATACAACGAGCAACGGCATAACTATTTATCTGCCTTCCGCAACGACGACGGCGGGACGTGAGTTTATCATTCAACGCGTTGTTTCGGGTGCTAATCCACTCACGATACAAGCATACACAGGTGAAACGGTTGAAGGAAGCGGAAGCGTGACGTTGAGCGCAGCAGGGGACACAATAACAATAATAAGCAATGGAACAGACTTCAAAGGAACATCTACAAAATAGAGCACACGAAATGGTTGCGTGCTTCGAGTTAATAAAACTCGACATAAAAAGCGAAAGCAACTACGGACGCATTGCGAGCGGTAAAAACAAATTAGCAAAATGGTTGTCTTGGTTGCATAAGTCAACGCCTAATTGGGTAAACGTCGCGTTTTGGATATTTATACTTTATATAATCCTATTCTAAAATGGCAAATACAATTGAGTTCAATGTAGACAGTAACGCCGCAACCGTTCTTAATCAGACGGCAACGGCTGCTGACGGCGCGGCAAAAGGGTTAAAGACTTTGAAGTCGCAATACGCTGACTTAAAGAAACAACAAGACCAATACGATCCAGGAACGGAAAAGTTCAATCAGTTGTCCCAAAAGATGGGAGAGTTGAAAGACCGCATGAACGATGCTGCGGAAGCGGTGAAGGGAAATACAGGACCTGCTATTGAAGGAATGAGCAACACGTTTGGTATCATGGGCCAACAGTTGGGAAACCTTGACTTTGAAGGATTGACGCAATCAATAGGAACATTCACATCGAACCTTGGACGTATAAACATTTCTTCTTTGACGGGCTCGCTTAAAGCGATGTTACAAGCGGGTGTTGCGGGTTTCAAAACGTTAGGCAATGTAATAAAACAAAACCCTATTTTCCTTTTGATAGGTGCTATCATTGGAATCATTGCGTACTGGAAAGAGTTGAGCGATTTAGTTAGTGGAAAAAAAGGAATGCTCGAAAGTCTTAACAAGCAAGCGGACGCGCTGAAGTCACAGGAACAATCCTTAACGCGTCAACTTGCACTTCAAAAGTCTTTAGGTGCGGGTGCTGCTCAGATATTGCAAACCGAACTAGCGATGCTTGCCAACAAGCAAAGACAAGCGGAAGTAGCAATGGAGATAGCGATTCTTGAAGACGACAAAGCAAAGTTTTTGGAGGCGCAACAACAACAGTTGACAGCAATTAACGACACAGAAATGCGTCGGATAAAAATACATAAAGACGCGCAAGCATTACTCGATAAAATTCGCGCGGGCAAAGACGACGAATACAATAAACAGCTTTTACAAAACCAAGCGTTTAGTGAATACAAAGCACGCACGGAAGAATTAGGTGTTGAGCAACAACGAAACAACGAAAGAGCTAGACAAGTAAACAACGAAATTGCAGACGCGCAAAGAGCAGGAAACAAAGCTTTAGAAGAAAAGTTGTTACTTGAAAAACAGTCTTTATACAATCAGAATGTTTCGATACAATCGAACAAAGACGAAATATGGAACGCAGGAATGGCTGCGAAAGCGGAAGTTAAAACCGAGAAAGAACTAGAAAGAATAGCAGCGTCAAAAGCAGCGTCAGCAAAAAGAAAGAGCGACGCGGAAGCGGCAAGTAAAAAGTTAGCGGATGACATTCTTGCAATCGAAGAACGTATGGTTGAGGTTCAACGTTCTTTGATGGCTGACAAAGACAGAGAAATTTTATTGTTACAAGAAAAACAAGCGGAAGAATTAAAAACATACGAGAAAGGAAAAAAGAGTGCGGACGATTTAGCCAAACTAAAAACCACACACGCTACCGAATTAAAAATTCTAACGGATAAGTACGATAAAGAAGCGAAAGACAAAGAAGACGAAAAGAAACTAAAAGAAGAAGAAGCAAGACAAAAAGAACTTGAACGCGTTGAAGAACAATATCAACTTCTTCAAAAACTTCAAAGCACAGCTTTAGAAAATGAAATAAACGACGCTGTTTTAGCCGCTGAAAAACTTCAAGAATTAGCAACGGGAAACCCAGAACTAGAACTTGCGGTGCAAGAAGACCTAAAAAAGAAACTTGCTGAAATAACCAAAAAGTATTTAGACAAGCAAGTTGAAGACACTAAAAAATCAGAAGCGGAAATATCAGCAGCAAAACAAGCAACGCAAGACTTCAGACTTAAACAATTAAGCGAATCGTTCGCAGCACTTGGCGCGTTAAACGATGCGTTTACAAAGAAAGGACAACAACAATCGCAGAAACAATTTCAAATTCAAAAAGCGTTGAACCTCGCGTCCGCTGTTGTCGACACTTACGGTGGTATCAATAGAGCGTTAAACGACAAGACAATGCCTTCGACAACCGCGCGTATAATACAAGCGTCCATCGTTGGTGCAATGGGGTTAGCCAACGTTATCAAAATATCAAAGACGGAATACGGCAACGCGTCCGCTCCGTCTGGAACAAACATGAGCGCGGGCGGTGGTGGCGAAGGAACAACAGCACCTTCACCGGCTAACTACGACTTCTTGAACCAACAGCCAAACCAACAACCACCATTGCAAGCATACGTCGTTGGAACGCAAGTGAGCAGCAACTTAGAAGCACAACAATTAATTCAAAACCAATCTAGACTAGGAGGATAAAACATGAACAAAAAAATTAAAGTAATTGAATACGGAGTGGACGACGAAGGATTGTTGGGCGTGTTCGCAATTAGCGTAGTGGAACAACCCGCAATCGGAGTAGACTTCGTTGCGCTATCAGAACAACACACGGTAAAGTTCAAAGAAGATTTTAGAGGTCTTTTGTACGGAGCGTTGCTTATTCCTGACCAACTCATTTACAGACGCAACGACAAGACCGAAGAGGAATACTACGTCAAATATTCGAAAGAAACCATTCGCGCTATCGCTTACAATTACTTGAAGCAAAACATGACCAACAACGCAACGGTTGAACACGCGAAAGTGGTGGACGGTGTTTCGTTGGTTGAGACGTGGATTATTGAAGGCGAAAACGACAAGTCAAAGAACTTCGGGTTCGACCTACCGGAAGGAACGTGGTTCGGTTGCATGAAAGTTGAGAACGAAGAAGTGAAGCAACAGATACAAAACAAAGAAGTTTTAGGTTTCTCCATCGAAGGAAACTTTGAAGTTGAGAAAGAAATGTATTTAAGCGCACACGAAGAATTTGCTTCCATACTTGCTGAAATTGAACAGCTTTTGAAAGAGAACTAAATGAACATCGAAGCGGGGGGGTTTCTAAAGTTGGAGTTGTTCAACGACGACGCGAACTTGTTTCTTCTTGCGTTGACTAAGATTACAAAAGAAGGCGCTGCAATGGGTTTTAAGACGTACGGGTTGAACGAACAGGAAGTGAAGGTACTGAATGACATTCTTGAAAATTTAGGATAAAAAAAACGAGGGGTAACTACTCCCCTCGTCAAACCTAAAATCAAAAAGTAATCAATGAAAAATCGAATTACGAAACAAATCTACGCATTTTTCTATTTAGGTACTAAACATTTAATAAAAACATTTATGAACTTACGAGAAAAAGTAAACGCTCTTTTCGCAAAACACAATGTTTCCCTATCCGCTGAAGAAGTGGTTGACGTGAAACAAATGGTTGAAGCGATCTTAGAAGACGGAACAAGCATCTACTCTGACAGCGACACTTGGGCGCCTGGGGTTCGTGTATTGTCGAAGGACGCAGACGGCAACGAGGTCGTTGTTGCAGACGGAGAATACACAACAGCCGAAGGCGTTATTGTTGTAGTTGCTGACGGTCTTTTGGTTGAATTGAAACCAATGGTTGAAGAACCAGAAGTTGAGGTTGAAGTAGAAGAAACAGAACAAGCTAAAGAAGAAACATTCAACGCAGAGGTTGAAGGTCTTTTGTCTTTGGTTGCAAAATTAGAAAGTGAACTTGCCGACATCAAAAAGGCAAACACCGAACTTTCTGCAAACGTTGAGAAGTTGAGCGCGCAACCCGCTGCGACATCAATCAAAGAAGTTAAACAATCAAAAGTAAGCGCACCTGCGAAGTCTTATAACAAGATGTCAGCAGAAGAACGCTTCTTATTTCACTTAAAAAAATAAAAAAACAAAATAAAAAATGGCTACTACCACTTCATTAACTACGACCTACGCAGGTCGCGAAGCAGCAGGATACATCCGCGCTGCATTTTTAAGCAACGAATCACTTGCTGCTCTTACTTTCAAAGAGAACATCGAGTACAAGCAAGTTGTTCGTAAATTAGTTGATTCTATCACTTTTGCTAACGCAACTTGTGACTTCACACCAACTGGAACAGTTACTCTTACAGAGCGTATCTTGACTTTGGAGAAATTCCAAGTTCACCGTCAACTTTGCAAGAAAGATTTCTTGACTGATTGGGAAGCAAGAGAAGAACAAAACGGAAACCTTCACGCTTCTTTGACTGACGCATTAATTGCTAACGTTTTGGCGGGTGTTGCTGCACGAAATGAAGTATTGATATGGCAGGGTGTTAACGCAACTGCAGGTCAGTACGACGGTTTCGAAACTTTGTTCTTAGCTGACGGTGACGTTCTTGACGTTGCTGATCCAGAAGCAATCACTTCAGGAAACGTAATCGAAGAAATGGGTAAACTTGTTTTGACACTTCCAACACGCGTTCGTCGTGCTACTGAAAAGCCTGTTATCGCAGTTTCTTCAAACGTTGCTGAAGCATACAGAAGCGCAATTCTTGGTCTTGGTGGTGGATACTACCTTTATCAAGGTGAGTCGGTTGTAATGAACTGGCAGGGACAATACGACGTTATTGAGTGCCCAGGAATGAGCGACGACACAATGGCGTTTTATCAGAAGTCTAACCTATGGTTCGGTACTAACTTACTTGACCAATGGAACAACGTAGCGGTTTTGGACATGTACCAATACGACCTTTCTGACAACGTTCGTTTCGCAGCTTCTTTCTTCGCAGGTGTACAATACGGATTCGGAAACGAAATCGCATTCTACCAATATACTGCCTAATCTTAACCATTCTAACCCTTGCATAATAGAGGTAGCGGCATAAACACCGCTCCTCTTTTGTGCTAATAAAAAACATAATATTATGCCAAATTGTGAATTATCAATCGGCTTCGACTTAGACTGCAAAGACGGTGTAGGTGGAGTGAAAAGAATTGTTTTGGCTGAATGGTCTATTGACTTTCCGCAAGACATAACACTAAACGGAAGTGAAGTAATCACGGCTTTACCTGCTGTTGATTTATGGACTTACGAACTACCAACGCAAACCGCTTCATTTGAAGAAACAATCAACTTCAACCGCGACGCAGGTACTATTTTTTACACGCAGACGGTGAACGTTATGTTGCAAAAATTATCAAGCGCAAAGCGTCTTGAATTGCAAAGCGTTGCGACTTCTCGCGTGGTTGTTTTCGTTGAAGATGCAAACGGCAACTGGTGGGGTGTAGGTGTTGACTTCGGCGCAGACCTTTCTACCGCGACAGGTGGAACAGGAACTGTTTTCGGTGACGCTCACGGGTACACTTTAGCGTTCACGCAAGAAAGCGTTAAACGTGCTTATTTATTGAACGACGCTCCGAGCGAGTTAGTTCCTTAATTAACAAAAAACTTTTACACATAGAGGGGCAAAGCGTCCCTCTGTGTTGTAATTTCAACGAACAAATAAAAGGATAGAATGGTTTATCTGAATACAAATACTGCGAATCAATACGCGTGGCTTTCATTAGACGAAGGGCGCGCTTTCTTCAATGTTGCATTCACATATTACCTTCTTGTTTTAACCTACGAAATGACAGGCGAACAACTCGCACAGGTCGTAGAGGTCATAGACGAAAATGAACGTGTCACAAAGATACGTTTGACAACAGTTGGTCTTGTCGACGCTGGCAAATATAAGTACGACGTGTACGGACAAAACAGCGACGACAATTTAGATCCAACAGACGCTTCCGTAGTTGGTTTGGTTGAACGCGGTTCAATGATTCTTCAAGACGGAACAATTTACTTCGACGTTTCTTCGCCAACGATTCCCGTTGACGTAATTTATACAGGTGCATAACATGGAAAATAATATACAAGCGATAAACCTTTCAGCATACCAACCAGTTGAAGCGGTTGAAAA